ATCCTTTATTTTTGTATTGCGCTTTAAATGTGGTTGTCAAAATGGATTTTCAAGGTCGTAAAGTGCCAAGTAAAAACCAGTCAAAGAGAAAGATCGATGGATTTGTGGCCTTTCTTTGTGCGCATAAAGAAACAATGGATCAAATGATTGATGTGAATGAGGACGACATGGACGATTATTTAGATTCTATCTATCGATAATAGAAAGGCGGTGAGAAATTGAAGTTAAGAGATAGATTTTCAAATGCAGTATATGGATTTTTAGAAAAACGTGGATGGATTGAAGATATCTATGGAAACTCAACAAGATATTCGCAACGTTATGTTAATGATTCATCAATTATGGAATCGTCCGATGTGTATGAGTTGGTACAAGATATTTCAAATCAAGTTGCGTTAGCTGAACCAGTAGTGATTGGTCCTGATGGCGAAGAAGTAAAAAATCATTTCTTGTTAAATATATTAAAAAAACCGAACAATTATCTAACTGGTTTTGAATTTGCAAAACTAGAAACAAACACATTGCTAATTAATGGGGAAGCTTTTCCAATTACTGATAATGATCAACTGCATTTAGGTTACGGCGTACAAACAACCATTGATGATCGTTTAATTGAAAAATTTTCAATGAATGGTCAGCCAATACCAGGAAACATGATTCGTCATATAAAAAATATTGGTGTTGATTCCTTAAAAGGTGCTGGAATTATCGATCTTGCAAAAAGCACACTAGAAGGCGTTCTAAGCGCTGAAAAAGTTTTGACAGATAAATATACTAAAGGCGGTTTACTTGCTTTCTTATTAAAGCTGGATGCTCACATTAATCCGAATAACAGCGCCCAACAAAAAATTGTAAAAGCTATTTTAGATCAGTTGGAAGGTGTTCAGGACGATAGTAATCATTCAGTTAAAATGATTCCACTTGGAAAAGGTTATTCCATTGATACTTTAAAAAGTCCTGTGGATGATTCCGCTATTCTTAATTACTTAGGCGTGTATAAAAAAGACTTAGGGAAATTTTTAGGAATCAACGTAGATACCTACCAGTCTTTGATGAAAACAGACATCGAAAAAGCAATGATGTATCTGCATAACAAAGCAATCAAACCAATATTGAAGAACAAGAGCGAACATTACACCGCTCTTTTTTTTATGCCAAATTCTGGCTATCGGGTGGAATGGAAAATCAACATCTTGGATTTTGTTCCTTACTCAACAAAAACAAATATTGGCTACAACATCGTACGTACTGGGATTACAAGTCCAGATAATGTGGCAGAAATGCTTGGTTTCCCTAAACAGAACACTCCAGAAACACAAGCTATCTATATTTCAAATGACTTATCTAGGATTGGCCAGAAAAATGCAACAGATGATTCCTTACCAACGAATGATCAAAACTTGAAAGGAGGTGATGGAAATGAAGAAGAAGGAAATTCGCACGATTGACATCACCAACCTTTCAACGCGTTCTGATGAAGAAACTCATACGAGGACCATTAGTGGATATGCTGCTGTATTCAATAGCCCAACACTATTATGGGACGATTTGAGTGAAGTCATTGCACCAGGCGCTTTTGCTAGAACGATTAGTAACTCCGATGTACGTTGCTTATTTAACCACGATTGGTCTAATGTACTAGGGCGAACCAAAAGCGGAACCCTTCGATTGTCAGAAGACGATCATGGTTTGAAATTCGAAGTCGATTTGCCAGACACAACGGTAGCAAGAGACTTGGTTAAATCTATGGAACGCGGAGACATTAATCAATGTAGTTTTGGATTTGTACCAACTGAAGAAACATGGGACTACAATTCAGAACCTATGCTTCGAACAATTAGCGAAGTGGAATTATATGAGGTTTCTATTGTTCCTTTGCCGGCTTATGAAGATACAGAGGCAGCATTAAGAAGTCGTGATGAATTAGAAAAAAACGTCGAAGAAAGAAAAAAATTAATCAAAAAAATTAATCAAGCGCTAGAAGCGTAGGAGGAAAAATACATGGATACAGAATTATTGAAAAAAATGAAGGCACGTCGTGAACAACGATTGACTGAATTACGTGAAAAAGTTGAATCAGGAGAATTACGCGAAGCTGATTTAGAAGCTATTACAAAAGAAATTGATGCCGTTGTTGATGAATTGAACGGAATCAAAAGTGAACTAAGTGAAGCCGATGGATCAGATGAAGGTTCAGATGCTGACGAAGGAACAGGTGGATCAGACGGCTCGACTGGAAGCGATGAAAATCGTTCAGGTGAAGGTGATGAAGGTGATGAAGGGGACGATGGGGATAACGATGATTCAGAAAATCGTTCTGGAATGATTACTCAACAGCAACGAGATGGCTTACTTGGATCAATTAAGAACGGATTGGAGGCACGTGCAAAAATGACCAATAAACAAAAAGATCAACAACTACGAAAAGCATTTGCTAATTTTGTAGTTGGAAATATTTCTGAAGCAGAAGCTCGAGCTTTAGGGATTGAAGCTGGCAACGGTTCAGTTACTGTCCCAGAAGTAATTGCATCTGAAGTTATTACTTATGCTCAAGAAGAAAATTTACTTCGTAAATACGGAACAGTGGTGCGAACATCAGGAGATGTCAAATATCCAATTCTTGTGAAGAAAGCAGATGCGAATGTAAACAAGAAAGAGCGTTCAACTGATATTGCTGAAACAGCTATTCAGTTTGATGAAATTTTGCTTGATCCTGCCGAATTCGATGCTTTGGCAACAGTAACTAAAAAATTACTAAAAATGTCTGGTGTTCCAGTTGAAGATATTGTTGTGGAAGAATTGAAAAAAGCTTATGTGCGTAAAGAAATCAATTATATGTTCAATGGTGATGACGCTGGAAATGAAAATCCTGGTGCATTAGCCAAAAAGGCTGTAGCATTTGAAAAACCTTTAGATCTAACTGCTGCAGGTGCTGGGCAAAAATTATATGATGCATTAATCGAATTTAAAAATACACCAGTGACAGAAGTGATGAAAAAGGGACGCTTTATTATTAATCGAGCTGCTTTGACTGCTATTGAAAAAATGAAAACAGATGATGGATTTCCTTTGTTGCGTCCATTTACACAAGCAGAAGGTGGAATAGGTTACCAATTAGTTGGCTATCCTGTGGATTGGACAGATGCAGCAGATAAAAAGGGTAAACCAGACACACCAGTTTTATATTTTGGCGATTTTTCTGCATTTAAAATTCAAGAAGTTATTGGTGCCTTGGAAATTCAAAAACTTGTTGAAAAATTCTCTGGTAAAAATCAAATTGGATTCCAAATTTACAACTTGCTAGATGGTCAATTGGTTTATTCTCCATTTGAACCGGCAGTATATCGCTACGAAATTACAAAACCAGCTGGTGGCGGTGAATAATTATGAATGAAGAAACTAAAGAATTATCTTTAGAAGAAAAATTTAAAGCACATATTCATTTTGAAGAGGGCATGGATACTTCTATGCTCTCTGTTTATTTAAATATGGCAAGAAATTATGTAAAAACTGCAACTGGAGGACAAGAAGAATACTTAATTTTAATGGTTGCGGGAATCGCCTATGAGTATCGTATTTCAGAAGATGAATTAGATAAGGCAATAAATGCAATCACACCATTTATTATTCAAGGAGTGATTCAACATGCCGAAGAGACAAACCAATAATCTGCGTTGGAAAGCTGAATTGTTGAATATTGAAGTAGCGCTTGATTTAAACGATAGGCCAGTTACAGTTTATAAATCGAAAAGAAATCTGTTCTACGAAGATATTGGTGTGACCGCACAAGAAAAATATCTTTCACAGCAAGCGAAAACGGACGTTGTTAGACGAATTAAAGTGAGATTGGATAAATCCATCACTGAAAAGTTTAGTGCTGTTAGAATCGATTCTGTGACCTATAAAATTACTCGTATTTATACAGATATGGATAAACGAGAAATGGAGTTGAGTTTGGCTTATGTCGATTAGTTTTGAGAAATTAAGGGCAACGCTAAAAGCAGTAGGTGTACCTGTAACACGTGACAAAGCGGAAAAAGGAACCGATTATCCATATATTGTTTATTCAAATGTTAGTCAAGGTAAAAAAATGGCATCGTCTAAAGTGCATAGACGAATGCCCTACTATCAAATCTCTTTTTATACAACAGGTACAGAAAAAGATTTGACGGATTTAGAAAATGCGTTGGAAAACGCTGGTATTCCTTATGCTGATTTTGTAGGTATTCAGGGTGATGAAAACGATGATACAGTGACAAATTTTTATACGTATGTGAGGTGTATAGAAAATGGCCAATAATAATGGATTTGCGGATATGGGAGACTATTTGGGTACTCTTGCACAAGTAGACCCAACAAAATTGTCGTTGGAATCATTAACGAGTGCTGCCAATTTTTATAGAGAGCAGTTGCTGCCCAAAATACCTAAATCACTATTAAAGAAAAAACATATGGCTGATCAGGTAAAAGTCATTATTGAAGATGACCAAGTACAAGTTGCGTTTGAAGGAACTGCCTTTTACTGGCGATTTGCTGAAAATGGAACAAAGAATCAAAAAGCCCAGCATTTTGCTAGTGGTACGTTTGAACAAAATAAAGATCAGATTGAAAAAATCATGACACAACAAATATTAGATTTATGGGAAGGATGAGTAATTTGGGAAAACAAGATGTGTATTATTTTGAAGGATTAGATGACATCTTAATTGCCATGATGGCAACGCCTGATGAAGTTGGGGTGGCACCAACTTATAGTGAAGTAATTAGATTACCAATCGCTACAAAGTTAGGTATTAAGGGAAATGGAACAGCTTTAGAAAAATGGGCTTCAAGTAAAATGTTTCGTCGTGTGAGCCGTGAAACAAAACATGAAATTGGATTGGATCACGTGGGAATTCCTATCGAAGTGATGGATGAGCTAAAAGGCTTAATTGCCCAGGCTGGTGTTACTTTTGGAAAAAATACGGCGCGTGAATTTCCTTATTTCGCCTTTGGATTTATTGGAAACATTGAAGATGGGGGGAAGAAAGTAGTTTGGTACCCTAAAACACAATTATCAAATGTCATTGATGAAGAATATACTACTGCAGAAGACGAAACAAAAATTGATGATGTAACTGCTAATTTTGTTTCAGTCGGTTTGAAGCATAACAATGTTATGTATTCAAGCTTTGATTCTAACCGATCAAGTGCAAAATCAGGGGACTTTGAAAAATTCATTGCACAACCTATTTACGATGAAGAACAATGGAAAAAATTAGTAACTCCATCAACACCTGGGGGTGGAGGTGAATAATGGCAAAGTTAGCTGATTATGGGATTGTCGTTTCAGATACACCAACTGTCACAATTAAAGGTCATCAGTTCCCAATCTTGTTAACCATGGAAACCATGGAGCATATTGCGGATATTTATGATGACGACTATTCAAAATTTGAAGAAGATATGAACGCAATGCTAAATAAGAGTGGTGGACGTATCTCTTCAAAAGAATTATCTGCTTCGGATTTAAAGATCATGCGTGCTTTAATTTATGGCATGTTAAAAACTGGCGGATTAGACGAAACACCAGAAACAATTTTTAAATTCTTAGGAATGAATTCTACGGTTGTTGAAGTTTATGGGGCCTGCATGGAGGTATTCGCAGCACAGAATTTTCAAGATGTTGATGTAAAAAAATCCAAGAAGCCACAAGATTATCAAACTCCGCAACAAAAGAAAAACAAAAAGAAAAAACACAAACGGAAGTAGGAACGCCCTGGGCTTTTTACTTATACGTCGCCCTTACTCTTTTAGGATGGAGTGAGGGTTTCTTTTTGAAATCAACACCGAACTTGTGGCTTAAGTCATACATACAGTGGTTAACGAGTAATACGGAGTTTGAACCACCTGCAAGTGTGACTATGGATAAAAGTCCTTGGTGGTAGGAAAGGAGCGCTAACGTGTCAAAGAAAGAATCTGATGTTGTCTTAAATTTTAAGACAAACGGAGAAGTCAATTATTCTCGAACAATCAAAGATATCAACAAAGAAATGAACTTAGCGGCTACCGAGTACAAAAACCAGGTATCCGCTATGGATAAAGATGCAACACAAACAGAAAAATTAACGGCAACTAAGAAAAAGCTTGAAAAGCAATTATCTTTAGCCGAACAAAGAACCAAATTATTGCGTGAGGAATACGAAAAATCAGTTAAAGAAACTGGGGAGTATTCAGAAGAATCACAAAAGCTTTACAAACGCTTGTTGGAATCAGAAACAGGTGAAAATAAATTACGATCTGCATTAGAAAGTACCAACGAAGCCTTGAAAGAACAAGGTGACTTGTCTGTTAAGACTGCCGAGAAGTTAGCTAAAATTGAAAAAGCTGGGGACAAAATGAAATCTGTCGGTAAGAAGATGACTGTTGGTTTAACAGCACCGATCATGGGAATTGGCGCCGCTTCTATTGCTGCATTTAAAGAATTAGATGACAGTTTGGACAGTATCACAACTGCCACAGGTGCTACAGGGGAGCAACTAGAATCATTGCAAGACAGCTTTAAAACAGTAGCTGGTCAAATTCCAACAGATATGCAAGACATATCAACAGGTATTGGAGAGGTAAACACTCAATTTGGATTTATGGATAAGCAATTAGAAGATACTACTGAACGAATGCTTAAATTTGCTGAAATTAATGGTGCAGATGTATCTCAATCAACAATAAATGCCAAAAAGTCAATAGACTTGTTTAGATTATCTGCAGAGGATATACCTATGGTTCTTGATAGCATTACAAAAACTAGTCAAGATACTGGGGTTGGCGTTGATCAATTATTTGATGCAGTAAATAGAGGAGCGCCCCAACTAAAAGCGATGGGCTTTGAGTTCTCGGAAGCAACGACATTAATTGGCCAAATGGAAAAATCTGGTATAGATTCAGCAAGCACACTTAGCTATCTAGGGAAAGCTAGTGTAGCTTATGCAAAAGACAATAAAACTATGCAAGATGGCTTGAGCGGAACAATAGCAGCCATTCAAAGTGCCACAACGGAACAAGAAAAAATAAACATTGCTAGCGAAGTTTTTGGTACTAAAGCCGCGCCTAAAATGGTTGAAGCTATTGACAGTGGTGCGTTGTCAATGGACGGTTTTGCCGATTCAGCTAAAAATGCGGCTGGCACCGTGGATCAAACATTTAATGATATTTTGGATCCAATCGACCAAGCGAAAATTGCACAGAATCAATTTAAAATTGCAATGGGCGAACTTGGCGAGCAAGTACAAATAGCGCTTCTTCCTGCTTTTGAAGCAGCAAGTAATGCGATTCAAAAGGTTTCAACGTGGTTTAGTGGACTGACCGACAATCAAAAGCAAACAATCATTACCATTGCAGGTGTAGTCGCTGCTATTGGTCCAGTCTTGGTGGTTTTAGGAACACTTGCTAGTTCCATTAGTAGTTTGATTCCAGTTATTGCCTTTATTGCTTCACCTATTGGAATTGTAATTGCTGCACTAGCAGCTTTTGTTGCTGGAATAGTGATTGCTTATAACAAAGTAGGCTGGTTTAGAGATTTTATCAATACTTCCTTTAAGGTGATCAAAGATATAGTGGTGGGTGTGTTCAAAGTTTTAGCAGATACGACAAAATCTACTTTTGATTTCATCACAGGCTTTATTGGCGGCGCTATGGATGGTGCTGTAAAAATCATTAGTGATTACGTCAACGCGATTACAAGAATTTTTGGCGGCATCATAGATTTCGTTACAGGAGTGTTTACAGGTGATTGGTCAAGAGCGTGGCAAGGTATTGTTGATATTTTTGGCGGAATTTTTGAAGGCATCGCTGCAGTAGCCAAAGCACCAATTAACGCTATGATTACTCTAATTAATGGTTTTTTAGGTGGTTTAAACAATATCAAAATACCAAAATGGGTACCTGGCGTTGGTGGCAAAGGATTTAGCATTGCGAAAATTCCATATCTTGCTGAAGGGGGTCATATGATCAATGGACAAGCAATCGTTGGCGAAGCTGGTCCTGAATTATTAACAGCAAAAAATGGCAAGACTACAGTCACACCACTTTCGCAAGACGAAAAAAATCGTGGAATTGGTGGTGCTTTGAATCAAGGCAAGACAATCGAACAACATGTTTATTTTGGCCAAGTGGATGCAAATAATCCAAGCGAGTTAGATCGGATGAATCGCAAACTATATAAAGCAAGTGCGCAAGCTTTCTATGACTTAGGGGGTGTGCCAACATGATTTTTATGAATCGTGATGAACCTAATTTCATTTGGAAAGGTTTGAATGCTGTTCTTGATATGGGATGTATTATTGAAAATGAACTGCCAGACATTTTACCAAACAAACGATATGATACTTATTCCATCGTTGGCAGAAGTGGTGAATTTAATGAAACGTATAACGACTATGAACCATTTGATTATGAAATTGAGGACGTAACTATTCCTTATGATAACTTAAAAGAAGTCAAGCGTTGGTTAACTGGTAAAAGCAAGCTTATCACTCATAATGACGAGGACAAATATTTAGATGCTATTTGTACAATAAGCAAGCCAATCTCATTCAAAAATGAATGGGGTGTTTTTTATACCTTTAACATTGAATTTAGATGTCAACCGTTCAAGAGAAAAGTAAATGAACAGCCTGTACTAATTAAAACGAAAGCAGTTGAAATCACTGATCATGGCGATGAAACAGCATTTCCTTATATCGAGATTTATTCAAAAGGCGGCGATATTACGATAAGCGTTGGTAGTAATTCACTAACGATTTTACGTACACAAACAGGAATCGTCACTATTGATAACGAAAAAGGAAAAGTAATACAAGAAGGGCTACCATTGTTTACTCGTGGTAGTTGGATAAAAACGAATCCTGGTCAAAATACATTAAATATATCAGGAAATTTCACAGAAGCTAAGTTTTGGAATAGGAGCGCGTATTTATGACACAAAATTTTATTTATGCATATACGGCTATTCCTGAAAATTTAAATGATAACGGAATGGCTTTGCCAGATTGGCAAGATTTACCAGAAATTAACCGTGTGTTAAATGGGGCGTATCGATTCTATGGTAACTATGCAAAAGATGGCCAATATCGCTCGTACTTAAAAAAGGGAAACTTTTTAAAGGCACAAGTTGAAGATGGGTCATATCAATATTTTGAGATTTACAATATTAAGAAAAATCTGCAGTCAGTTTCAGTGACAGCAAGACACATTGGTTTTATGGCAAATAAGAATTTCATTATTAATTCATTCACTGCTAACGGAAATGGCACGCAAATCATGAATAATTTAAAGGCTGCATTAACGTTTAAGCAACGGTTTAATTATTTGTCGAATGTCGGTACTACACATCAGTTTACAGCAAAACAAGTTGGCCCAATCGATGCAATCATTGGTTCTAATAATGGTAACCAAAATTTAACAGGTGTTACTGGTGGAGAATTAGAGATGGACAACTTTAATTTGAAACTTGTTAAACAAATTGGATCGGATAATGGCTTTAGAATTGATTTTGGTGTTAATTTGGAAGCCATAGATGAGGACTATGACGACGAATCAATTATAAACAGTCTCTTTCTTATCGGTGGCGTGCCAGACAATGATTATGACCAAGACAAAGAACCAATCACGCATGGCTTTTTAGAAATTGCTGGTGTAAATGATAGTAATCGAAGAATTGGAAAACGTGAAAATTCGGAATGTAAAACAGTTGAGGAGCTTAAAGAATGGGGTCAGTCATTGTTTGACAAAGACCGTATTCATGAACCAAAAGTAACGCACACCATTAGCATGGTAGCATTAGAACACACATTGGAGTATGAAGATATTTACGAAGAGCTTTCTTCTTTGCATTTTGGTGATGTAGCGCATGTCAGAGCAAAAGAAGTTGGTATTGAAGTAACAGAACGTATGGTTGAATATACTTGGTTCCCAACTTTAGGCAAATTCAAAGATATTGTTTTGGGAAATGATTTATCACTCTACACCTCAACTGCAAATAATCAAACCCAAGAATTGAAACGGAAAATCGACAATAGAACGGAAACACTAGTACAAAATGTTTTAAACGCAACGGCATGGATCACTGGAAATAGTGGTGGACATGTCGTTTTTCGTCCAGAAAAGGCACCGTCTGAAATTCTTATCATGGATACAAATAAAGTAGCAACTGCGAAGCGCGTTTGGCGTTGGAACTTAAACGGTTTAGGTTATTCCGACAACGGCGTTAATGGTCCGTTCGGGCTTGCTATGACTTCTAAAGGAGAAATCGTTGCTGACTTTATTAAAGTAGGGATTATTGACGTTAATGTTTTACAAACAAGTTTCAATAAAGCAACAGGCGATGTGTTAAAACTAGTGTCTGGTGCTTTGCAAATTTGGAACGAAAAGACAAAAATCATGGAATTGACCAAAAAAGGGATGGAGTTTTGGAATGGTAATAGTCACGTTGGCACGATGGGAACAAAGGGAAATCCTTTTCCAGGGTTAGCAGATAAACATGGAAATCCAGTAGTTTCTGATGGAAATTCATTGCTATTAGTCGCAGATAATCCCCAAAAAATTATTGGCTTGTCTAACCAATCAGGCACAGGACATTTAATTACTGGGCCTACACAGTTTTTTGTTGGAAATAATTTTAACTTTTTTGGTCCGAATGGAAGTAAAGCAATTCTGACAGTTGATCGATTGATTGTGGGCGGCAAAGAAGTTATACCTGGTCAAAATGGTGGTGGCGGTTCTGGAGCTGGTACAGGTGGTTATCCATCCGAAGTTACAAGCGATGCAGATAAATTTGCTTGGGACTTATGGAGTTATCTACTAGCTAACGGATACAGCAAAGCAGCTGCTGCAGGTATCCTCGGAAATGTGCAAGGTGAAGTCGGCCCAAGTATGAATCCAGATACAGAACAAAATGGAGGGCCCGGTTATGGTTGGGTTCAATGGGACGGATCAGCGTATCCATTGGTTGGAGCGCCAACATGGGACGGTCGAGAATATGTGCAACGCTTAATTGCTGCCGCTGGTATCAAACAAGACTACAGGACTTCATTCGCTCAGGCACAATTGATTAACTGGTGTATGTTTAATGGTCAATGGTTAGGACAAGTTGATCCGTTAACAGTAGATGAATTTAAAGTTGTCAGCTCACCAAAAACAGCAGCGTATGCGTTTGAATTAAACTTTGAACGACCAGCGGCTGCTCACCCTGAAAGACAAACCTATGCGCAAACGTGGTATGACAAATTTAAAGATTTGAAAGCTTCTACTGCGACAGGAAAAGCTGGGATAGAGCATTTAGAGACCTTAATGGGGAAATGGTTAGGTAATGGCCAATGTTATGCAGTTCCAGCCGAATATTCTGGTTTTATGGGCGGCTGCGGTTTAGGTGCAGGAACAATTTATGGCTTTTCACATGTAATTGGTGATACATCATCTGCTGCAGATATTGGTGAAGCATATGATTGGAATGCGGTAGGTTGGCGAGTAATCCAAAATCCAACGTATCAAGATTTAGTAGTAGGAGCAATCGTCAATATTAGACGAGGTGGCCAATGGGGAACTGGTTGGACTGTAGACCCCGCATATGGTCACACAGGCGTGATTTATGGCTTAGAGAACGGACGTATCCAAACCATAGAACAGAATGCCGAGCAAGGGCAAATTGTCGCAAAATACGACCGTCTTTATTTTGACGGTTCTATCCAATCAATAGTTATACCACCAAAATAGTGAAAGGAGGATTTTTTTATGGTTAAATGGCAAGCAACACTAAGTACAACCGAACCATACAATTACATTGGGATTCAGAATGTACGACAAGGAAATCGAAACACAGAAGTCTTAGAAGCCATACTAGTTGAAAATGCTTTGCCACTTGATTTAACAGGTTGCGAAGTTTTTTTTGAATCGGTTATTGATAATAAATATCCGATTCAACGTTCAGCAAAAATTGTGAATGCCAAAAAAGGGATTATTCAGTATACCTTTGATGAATATTCTATGCAGTCGTTACACAGACAAGAAGCATATTTCAGTATTCATAAAGGTGATAACCTGATTGGTGCAACGCAAAACTTTTCTTACTTTGTAGTGAATGCTGCTTCGAAAACAGAAGGTGAAATGGGTTCTTATTGGCAGTCCATTGAAGATTTAATCGCGGACATGACCGCTTTTATCAACGAAAATAAGGGCGATTTTACTGATTGGATGAATGCTAGAAAAGAAGAGTTCGAAGCGTGGCGAGATGCGCAAAAAACAGATTTCACTTCATGGTTCGAATCAATCAAAGATATTTTAAAAACGATTGATCCTGGCGGTACGATGTTAGCCGAGCTAATGGATGCACGTGTAGACATTCAAGGAGTGCGCCATAATTCAATTTCTGAACGTTTATTGGCAGATATGGAATATTTGTATCAGAAATTAGAGAAACGCTTATATACGTTAGAATATGGCGAAATAAGTGACTTGATTATTTTACAAGATGATGCTTTTTCACTGAATCATGAAACAGAAATTGTTGGAACAGTTGATTATCCTGCGATCGATGGGGCATTGGTTATCGCAACAGTTGATGATACAAAACAGAACGCTTATGTGTTTGAAAAAGTGGGTGAAATAAGTGGTTAAAGCAAAACGAATGATGGAAACCGATGAAAATGGCGTGGAACGTCAGTTTTATCCTATTACACATGCATCCGCTGTTCGAGGATTAGAAAAAATTATTGCGGGTCAATCAAAAGTATTATCTGTTAATGGATACACTGGGGCAGTAATTATCACTAAAGCAGATTTAGGCTTAGAAAATGCACTGACAGAACTTCCTTATGCGACAGAAGAAACAGACGGTATTATCACTGCTGAAATGTTTCAACGGTTGTCAAATGGCGAGGGAGGCGTGTACATTCTTCCAATCGCTACCACAGATGAACTGGGCGGAATAAAGGTTGGCCAACTGTTAGAAATTGCAGAAGACGGAACGTTGTCTGCGGTAAAGCAAACAGATCAAAATTTCACCACTGAACTAAAATCGA